TGTGGCTTTATCAATCCTCTTATCAGTTCTAATGGCATACGCTAACGATTCAAAGCCGTTCAGCTCCCTGAGTGCGCCTTCATTTTTAATCGTGTTACCTGTTAAGGTCAGATAGCGCTCGTTAGAGTACAGCTCAACATTGAGGCCATCCCATGTACCCTTGCAACCTTGCGCTAAGGGTGTACCGATCCCAAACGCTCTAAGGCCATGCCCTGAAGGACTGATCTCAACATAAGACGCGCCTAAATGCTCCATGAGGCTGAGTGATTCTTGTGAGGGTTTACCGTTGGTAACACAGTGATCTATATCTACGCCGTTAATCCCATCACCGTTCAAGACAAAGCCAATCCCTGTATAAGCGTCTGCATCTTGATAGCGCTCAGAAAAAGCATCCATAGCCTCGTCATAACTGGCCCATGTTTCTGGGTTCGTTGAGCTGGCTTTACTGTTGAGTGTTTTTGCGTCATAAGGAATCTTTCTTCCCGTTTCATCGCGCCACACAACCCAGCGCGATAATTCCTTTAATTCTTGTGGGACTTTATTTAGGTTCATTCTCTCTTCCTTCCAAATAATCACTAATGGCTTTTACGGCTACATAAGAAGGATTAATAGTGCGCCGTTTAGCAATGTCTTTTACTGTGTTGTAGTGAAGCCCAGTTGCCTCTGAGACAAGCTTCAGCCTCCTATCTGATAAAGCGTATCTAATTTGCTCAAGCGTCATCATGTGTGTGTCCTCTGTTATAAAATGTGAATGAAGTGTTGACACCATACATGAATTAGTCTTATCATTCAACTGCCGTCACAACTTGCATCGTGCAAACCGTGACATAAATGGAGACAAGCCTGATGGCTATTAATCTAAAGACAACCTCTGGGCTACACGCCAACGGGGTTAAGTTGCTCGTATACGGACAAGCCGGAGCCGGAAAAACTTCGCTTATACCTACCTTACCCAACCCCATTGTTCTAAGCGCCGAGGGTGGTCTGTTATCTATTGCGGATGCAGATATACCTTTTATTGAGATTAGTTCAATGATGGACCTTACAGAGGCTTATGGATGGCTAACTGAATCTAAGGAAGCAGAAGGGTATCAATCTGTAGCACTTGATTCAATCAGTGAGATTGCTGAGGTAGTGCTTAACACGGAGAAAAAACAAACAAAAGATCCTAGACAAGCTTATGGGGCCATGCAGGAAGCCATGACCGACATCATACGTTCGTTTCGTGATTTACCGAACCGCCACGTGTACATGTCGGCCAAGTTGGATAAGTCACAGGATGAGATGGGCCGTATTCTGTATGCACCTTCTATGCCTGGTAACAAGACGGGGCAATTGCTTCCGTACTTCTTTGATGAAGTGCTTGCACTCAGGGTTGAGAAAAATGCGGACGGTGAGTCTACTCGTGCATTGATGTGTGACTCTGACGGGCTTTGGTTAGCTAAGGACCGATCAGGAAAGCTAGACGCATGGGAAGCACCTGACTTGGGAACGATTATTCAAAAAATTGGGGGGAAATAATGATACATAGACTAGCCACCGAATGGATTACGGCAAAGGAAGCCGAGCGGGTAGCTGTAGAAAAGCGTAGAGCTATTGAGGACCAGCTAAAGTTACATCTGAAGATACAGGAGCAAGATGAAGGGACCATCTCGCACAAAGATGATGTATACAGCATCAAGGCTGTGTGTCGCATGAACCGTAAAATTGACTCTGAAAAGCTTTTAGCAATAGCAGGTCAAAACGGCTATGCTGATCAGTTGGCTAATCTTTTTAGGTGGAAACCTGAAGTGATCCAATCAGCATGGAAATCTGCTGATCCTAAGATGATACATACACTAAGCGCCGCCATCACAATGGAACCAGGGCGTCCTTCTTTTTCAATTACAACAATAGGTGAATAACAATGGCATTATTAAATAACGTATTTGAACTCTCATCAGTACCTGAGCGCGAAGAGCGCAATAACGACTTTACGCCAATCCCTGCCGGTTGGTACACCGCTATGATGATGCGTACTGAAATACGACCCACCAAGAAAGGTGGTGAGATGATTAATATAAGGTATGACATTACAGGCCCTGAGCATGTTGGCCGTGTTGTGTTTGGGAACATCAACATTGCTAATGACAACCCAGTAGCCGTACAAATTGGCCACGAGCAGTTAGGCCAGATTCTTAGGGCCATTGGTCTTGATCGTTTGCGTGATACTGATGAACTGTCTGGCCACACGCTTCAGATTAAGGTTGAGGTGCGTAAGTCTGAGGGTTATCCTGATGCTAACGAAGTGCGCGGTTGGAGAGCTATTTCATCCGGCGTACCTAAGTCACCCTTTGCGGACCTCAAAAGCGATCTAGGAGCAGAACCTGCACCTAAGAAAGCGTCTACCGGTAAAGCTAACCCACCCTGGGTTAAGTAACGATTGTCTCCCTCTTGGCGGTCTTAATGGCCGCCTTTTTTTTGAGCTAAAAAACATGAACATTCAAACCTTAATAGATGCTCACCATGAAACTTTACGAGAACCACCGCGTAGTCACTTGGGATGCTCCACACTCGGACATCCATGCGATAGATGGTTATGGCTGTCGTTTCGGTGGGCTGTGGTGGACAAACCCGGTGGACGAATATTGCGTCTTTTCAGAAGAGGCCAGTTGGAGGAACTACAGGCTATCAAAGACCTATTGGCCATTGGTTGCAAATTCAGCCATGCCCAAAAGCGCGTGGAGTTCGGTTCTAACGTATCCGGTTCCCTTGATGGCATATTAGAAGGTGGTTTACCGGATCACGAGCTAAAGCGCTTTGTTGTTGAGTTCAAGACGCACAATAAAAAGTCTTTTGATGAACTAGAAAAGAAAGGAGTTGAGCTTTCAAAGATGACGCACTGGGTCCAGATGCAAGTGTATATGTTGGGAACACAAATTACCCAAGCGCTGTATTACGCCACCTGCAAGGATGATGACCGTATCTATACCGAGATTGTCGAACTAGACACTGATAGGGCCACGTATTACGTTAATAGAGGTAAACGCATTGCCTTGTCTGATTCGATGCCTGAGCCGATTTCTAGTAACCCTAGTTGGTACGAGTGCAAGTTTTGCCCTGCATGGGAATTTTGCCATCAAAGCAAATTAACTAAAGAGGTTAATTGTCGTACCTGCGCTCACGCAACCGCCACCAAAGATAACGAGTTTACGTGCGCTCAATTTGATAATGAACCAATGCCGGTTGAATGGCAGAGACAAGGATGCACTCAGCATGTGCTACACCCTGATCTAGTTTCTTGGCCTAGGACTGTCAGCAAGGTGCAAGGTGAAGCGGTTTATATTATTGACGGTAAAGAGGTGCGTAACGGGGAACCTGATGCTTATGTGTTTAGTAGCAAGGAATTGATTGCTGATCCCACCGCCTGTGCCAATCAAGATGATCGGGTACAAGAACTGCGAGAAAGTTTTAATGCAAAAATAATTGAAAAAAGTGTTGACATTGATATGTAGTAGTCTTATTCTTACATCCAAGCCACGGGGCTAACAACAAAAACACCAACTTGGAGATAAAAACATGTTAGCAACAATTTCAGACGCAGTTCAAGAGTATGCAGAAAATGTAGGTCGCGATAATGCAAATCATCAGTGGATCTTATCTCCTTACGATTCTTGGGAAATTAATCCCTTTTATCGCGGCCCAGCCCAACCACATCCAGAAGATGATTGCTACGATTACGAGGACGATGACGAGTAAGTAAAACCCAACATTAACAATGGCCCCTACGGGGGCCAACACCCAACGGAGACATTACCATGACCACACTACTACAAATTGCTTTTATCTTGTCTGTAATGACCTATGCGCTAGTCGGCTTTGTGCAGGGTTATTAAGATGGAGTACGAACCCATAAACATAGCAGGGCTGAAATACAAACAACCAAAACGCAATTGGTTTAACCGTATGCGCGTTAAGCTGATTGATTGGCAGATTCAGAGTTGTTACAAAAGAGCCGCTCAATTAATTGAAAAGGCCAAAAAATTGGAGGACAAATAATGTTTAGAGACTCAAGAGTCACCATCACACCCGAAGAAGATAAAAGCTATCAAAGCCCACCTGAGCGCTTATTGTTTTGCGCGGTAATTAACTCAGCGTTAAACGATGCTCGTATGGCACCCGCTGATAAATCATTGATTGCCCGTGAAGCTATGGATTTCTTGTTAACTACGCGCTCTGATCTTTATCTAGAATTATTAGAGTTTGAACCTGAAGCGTTTAGACAAGGATTGGTACGCACCCAGCATTTAGAGTGTACGAGGCCATTAGATTACTTTGGAGAAAAGAAAGAGGGCCGAATGGCCTCAATAGAAAGCGAAAACAAAAAGCGCAGAGTGTTTCGGTACAACTACAAATTATTAAAATCTCAAATGTTTAACACACCAATCCCATTTAACATGATTTACGAAACCTCACCTTTGGTAACTAGACGATGAAGCATCTCGCAGAACTTAAACCCACTTGGAAGCCCATAGAGACTGTTCCTAAAGGCACAAAAGTTTTGCTTAGACTCAAGTACGGTACAGCCATTATCGGCGTGTATTACCCTGAGATTGGTGCAGAGTGGTGGTGCGGTTTACCCGTGTTTACAGAAGAACAAAAACAGGAGCTGAACAAATGAAAACATTAAATACAAAATTGATTGTGATCTGGTTGTTGGGTGTCGGTACATTGTCTTTTTGGTTATATGACATTGCCTTTAGCGCTGATACCGTGACCGTTGATTCTAAGCATTGGCAATGCACTGCAAGTCAACCAAAAGGAATAAATGCCGAGTGTATGCGACTGGAGAAAAAACTATGATGACAATCACTTGGAACGATAACGAATTAGACGTACAAGGCAGGATTATTAAATATTACCCAGCAACAAGAAACGCACACGCTGAAGGTGGTGATGTTGAAATAGAATTTATCTGGGCAGCACTTAAAACTTTTAACGGCGAGTATGTAAAAGTCGACATTATGCCGGTCTTAAGTGAGCGGGATTTTGAAGAAATTGAAGAGATTATTTTAGAGAGCAGAAACGATGAATAAAAGACACAAACACTATGAAGTCATTGTGGCTTGGGCTGAGGGGAAGGATGTGCAGTTTAAATATTGGGATGAGAAGCAATGGCGTGATTGGGGATACACTAGCTGCCCTTCTTTTACAGTAACTTCTGAATGGCGCATCAAACCTGAACCTAAGCCGGATGTGGTGGTAGAACTTAAAGCATTTGATGGGGAAGCTTGGATTAGTCGTGACGCAAACCTTCGTCTTACCTTTTCAGGAGAGGATGGCAGACTAATTAAAGCGGAGGTGATTAATGTGTGATTTAGATTGGTTTGTGTTTTATTTCTTTATGTCATTTAGTGTAGCGCTGTTGACTTCGTGTATTGCTGAAGATCTTTTGCAATTAAGAAAGAGGAAGAAGAAATGAGAAAAACTCCATCAAAAATCTGGCTCGATGAAGATTGGAGTGCATGGCAACATGCCGACCAAGGGGAAGGTAAAGCAATAGCATACATTCGAGAGGATTTAGTTGATGAGCTTTATGAGGCTTTGGAAGAGTGCGTGAAGCAGAACGTCGGATGTTCTGCTAGAGATATGGCAGAAGCCGCCCTTGCCAAGATTAAGGAGGAACAATGAACGACACAAAATTCACGCCGGGGCCTTGGCGCTTTGAGGTTGATGGAGATACCAATTACGCAAAGATTTTTTGTTCATCGAACCCGCATGACGGAGATAACCTTCGAGGTTACTGCGGCAAGCATAACGCCAACCTAATCGCCGCCGCGCCTGAGTTGTTCGACTGCTTACAGAGATGCCTTGATGAAATGGTGTGGATTGGGCCAAAGGCTAAAAAGACAGCAGAGGATTCCCACGCCGCCCTTGCTAAGGCGCGGGGGGAAGCATGAGTACCGCAACCGAATTGCTGAGATGGATATATGACGATCTTGAACGAGATACAAAGCTACCTTTGTGGCTAAGGGATAAAGTTCGAGATTTCCTCGCCTCCGAACCAGAATCCGATAAGCCTGTTGCGTGGATACGGAAAAACGGTTTACGTTTTAATGCAGACATCGAGCCGGATGGAGAGGAAGAAACACCACTCTACCTCCACCCCGCCGCGCAAGAAAGGAAGCCTATGACTCAGGAGGAAATTGATAAAGGGTTTTCACTAGATTGGTTTTACGGTTCGTTTGTAGAAGGCATTCGTTTTGCAGAAAAACATCACAATATTAGAGAATGATTATGAGATACGCACTAACACTATTTATTTTAGGATCAGCTATTTTGTACGGAGTCGCTAAAGCTGGGTCTGTTGGTTGTTACCAATTTGGAAATATTACGCAATGTTCTAACGGAGTATCCGCGTACCAGTTTGGGAACATAACGCAAATTCAAACGCCTCCCACAATACAACCGCCTGCCATACAACCAATACAGCCAGTAATCCCAATTCAACAACCGTATCAACCAATTTATCAACCATATCAACCATATCAACCATATAGATAAAGTAAAGCCCCTAAACAGGGGCTTTGTCTATTAAGCGGAAGCGGTTGGAGTAGCTTTTTGTAGCTGTTCCGTTACATCACGCTCAATCTTTTCAATAATCGGCTTTACTTGCTTGTAAGCACCTGCATTTAAAGCACCTAACACAATATTTAATTCATCCAAAGTTAAGGTAAGAGTAAATTCATTCATAGTTGCATTTAATTTGTAAAATTATGTCATAAATAGTGTGTTGTGGAGTTAAATCAATGTTTAATCCAGAACCACAATTTATTGTAGCACAGCCGGAAACTGCAATTATTTGGATTCCGATTCCCACTTTTTTAAAAGTGAACCAAGATCATCAGCCGGTAAATGAGAGGCCCCAAAAATTGCTAAAGCTAATGCTTCTATTGCATGTTCTTGTCCATCTGTTAATTGATATAAACCAAAAGCAGAAATGATTAACATGATTCCGCGCCAAGTTGATAATTCACCCAGTCTATTCAAAATAAATTGTTTCATTTAGTTTCTCTCTTTTTTAAATAAGCAACTGCTAATTCTACGCCTAAATTAGCTTCCCATTGCAACAATTGAAGACCAATAATTTCTAATTCAGCAAGCACACCTGCACGCTTAGAAGCGTCATCAATTTCTTTATCAGCCCAGCGTTCTACAGTAGCTAATATCCTAGCAAATACATCAGAGCTAAGAATTAAGTTAGCAAATGCTTGAATAGCTTCCAAAATAATAAAGTTCATCTTCTATCCTCCAGTTTTGTTTCAATACGGCCAATGGCCAACTCAATACGACTTAAACGCAAATCAATTTCTTTAGCTTGTTGCTCGTGTTTGTCTTTATGAGACTCTAAGCTGTTCTCTAATTGCGAAATGCGGTAATCATGATTTTGAATTAAAACCCATGTTGCAATTGCTGCGCCAATAAGAATTAATCCAGAATCCAACCACTTTTGCATCTCCGCGCCTCTCATTATATTTTTGATAGTTGAAAGTGCATGCCATCTGGTTTACTCCATGTACCGCCCCAATCAAACCCAGCATCAGTAAAGCACTTCACTAATTCAGGTGACATAGTGGGCTGTTTACCAAATTGATTCCAAGCCGCATTTATGTCGATAGCAATACCCCAAGAGTGTAGAGAACTAGAAGTAGCGCCACGCTTCCGGCGAATATTAAAACAACCATCCCAAGTACGAATTTGAGCAACCAACCCTCTCGATATAACATTTGCAAAAGCAATACCCAAAGGAGCAACAAGGTCGCGGTTACAATATATACGTTTAGGTATCGCTCCATGTTCTAACTCAGTTGGTACATCCCAAAGCACCATAAACTTTTCGGTTTCAGGTGGGCCATATTTTTTAAGGGCTTGTTGTGATGTAATCATGTCTTAATGCAATACATTAATGCAATGTTAATAGGTCTTGCTTCTGCACCAGAAGACTGTGTGCTTATTCCTGTACCGGCTCCCTGAATAGAGATACCAGTTCCGGCACCATTAGTGCTAAAGTTACCAAAAGAACCAACAGTTGACCCGTTGGTCGGTCCATTTGGACCGCCACTGGTAGCTGCATAACCAGTTATTGTGTGAGCATGACCAGGATCATTGACGCCGTGAGCATGGCCCGGATCATTTATGCCGTGAGTATGCGGAGCGTTACTTGCAGTCTGAGTCGATCCTAAAGTTCTTCCAGAATCTATTGAGCTTCCGTCTGACCAGCCGCGAACAAAATAACCTCTTAAGTCAGGAATGTTAAACGTGGTGCTGCCGTCACCTGTGCCGTATGTTGTACCAATTGCATTAAAGAGAGTGGCGTATATTGTTCTTGAAATAGCAGAACCATTACACTCAAGATAACCAGTAGGGGCAGTTGCACCGGCATAGTTAATGATCATACCTGAAGGAGAAGACAGAGCAGCACTGATTGGCCATTGAGACCCAAAGTTAGTGCTGTCAACACCTAAATTTAAAGTAGGGCTTGAGTAATCAATGTAAATTTCATGGTTAGATCCAGCCGTAGTTGTGCCAGTCTGAACCGCAACCGGAATACTTGAAGGATTGGTTTGAATCAAGCCATATTGAAATGATGACAATCCAGAATCAAGCGCATTTCCAGCATCCATTCTAAGTGTTATGTTTGTAACACTTCCAGTAAACGATGCAACCGAAATAGTTCCGTATTGAAGCCCGGAAGCGCAAGATAATTTAAGCCTTCTATTTACCTGAAGAATGGCCCTATTGTCACCACTTACACTGAAGCTTGATGAGGTTAGGAAAGTTGGAGTACCACCGAAAGTCTCCCAATCTCCAGATAACAACAACAAAGTAGCATCATTAATGCCTGAGATTTGATCATAGGTTGAAATAGTGACGCCATGCGTCTGACCAGATAACGGTGGTCCTTCAAGAACAATCTTGTAATATTGTCCTGCTTGCAACCAGATTTCACC